ATACAGGTAAGAATGCAGCAAGAATGAAAATCTTATTGACAAAACCAGTGAATAGTGATTGTAGGGTTTTACCAAAGATCATTAGATCCTCTTGAATACGCTGTGAACCACCTTCAATCTTTGCTGTGGAAGATTCCCACCGCTTTAGATAGTAGTGTGTATTTGCTTCTCTCCAACGAAATGTAAATCGTTGTGTTTGCCATGTAGCATATGTTGCCATTGGTACATAGATAAGAAGTATTTCTAAGAAACTGGGAACAGTGGTTGTTTCGTCCATACTGAACGTGATAAACTCCCATAGTCTAACTGGATTGAAACTCCAGAATAGTTCCCAAAATCTTGCCTCTTGTAGTGTTTGTATAGCGTCATAAAACTCACGGTTCCATGCGTTATAATAAACTAGAATTTGAACGTTGTACCATCCAATGAATAATAGCCAAGCCAGCATTAGCCAAGCATATAGAAATTGTGATGGAGTCCAAAAGAAACTCTTTAGCATTTTGTAGTCCTCCTATTTGGCAACCTTATCCTTATACTGGATTAAGTGTTGCAGTAGTCAAACCCCAAAAATTTACATAATTTGTTGCCAAAGAAACTAGTCCTGGTTTCGCTTTGAAGTCAGTTGGTTTCAACCAATACATAGTTTGATTTGGGATTTGTATAAACAATTTACGAACCTCTGGATCATCAACACCAAGTTCTTCTAATAATCCCAAGAGATTACTAGCAGTGCGGTATGCTCCAGATTCTGCTTGTCTAGCAGGCATTCTATTAATAAATTGTTCTGGTGTGCCTGGCCCGTGAATACCGAACCAAACATCACCAATAAGATATCTTCTATCACCGCCTAAGAACATAAGACCACACGCACTTGCACACACTGTTTTGTTTTTTAGGTGATCGATATCTAAATCATCTCCAACTTTGCCAGGAGAGTATATAATCTTACCGTTTGCATTCATTACTGGTGTATCACGCACAACTGTTACAACATTTCTTAACTTAAAGTGTGCTGCAATACAAGATCCTTCTGCTAGATTGCCACCTGGGCTTTCTAGAATAACAGTAAAGTCCATTGGCATATTGGGGACGATACGGTCACAGTCTCCATCACCAACACTACCAGTTAATGTATATAAGAAATCATCTACCTTAACAAAATCTAAATGTTTTTCAACTTCAGATTTTAACTTTTCTGCTTTTGTAGATGCATCATTTAGTCTTTTAAATTCTGCAATATATGAATTGACATAGTTTTTTAAATGAAAGCCACTAAGTAATATAACTGCGACAATTAGTAATAGGTATATAGGTTTTGCCACCAGTTTTCTAAGTTGTTTGTATACCCATGTTGATTTTATTGTTTCAATTATTATCTGCCGTGCTTTACTTAAATATGTCATACACTATTTTCCTTATTGGTATTATAGTATATTTATCTTATTACCATCCACCTTTATTTTCAGGTAGTTTAGGTGCTACCGGCGCAGATGAGTTTCCGCTTTGCTGCTGATTAAATAATTCCATTTGTCTTTGGAATTCTTCCTTTGTGATACACTCTGCTGTCTTATACATTTTGTATTCTAGATCCATAGTGAATCCTGCTGGTGGTGTTACTACATATTGTATATATTCTTGACATCTATCCATACTTGGAAATGGCATAAATTGATATAGTGGTTGTCCCAGTGGGACTTGAAATATAGAAACTACAAAGTGTCCTATAATCATAACTGCATTGAAATCAGGCATTAAATTTTCCTCCGTCGAATGTTACTGTTTCTGGTGTTTTATTTGTATCTTTTAGTTCTATAAGAAGTAAAGATAATTCCGTTTGTAGTTTAATAGCATCTTCCATACTTATACGAACAAATGGATCTTTTCTAACTGCAGATTTATTAACTGCCATTAGAAAACTTTTTATTTGTTTGTAATCGTTCATTTGTTAATCCTAGCAATTTCTGCTTCTAGTTGTGTCTTTGTTTTAAATGGTCCGATATATTCATATGTATCTAGCGTGTCACGTTTTACACAATATGCATTCCTCCAAACACCGGTAAAATGTAAACCATAATATCCTGCTGCGTATATCACTTTTGATTTTTCGGTTTTTGTGTAGATTGGAATATTTTTTTCATCTAAACCTTTATTAAATGCAATATGTTTAGATGGGTAACTTTCGACTTCATCTATATCTTTTCCATATTCAACACTTATATTTTTCTTAACTTGCTTAGATTCAAGAATTTTACTTCCGTACTTTGAAGTTAGAGCATCTAACGGTAGAGTCTCAATATCTATAGCATCCTGCATGATTACTTCAAAGTCTGAAGATTCAGTCCTACGAATGAGACCAAGTTTTATCCCAGCATCTTCTACAATCCAGAACTTATCTTTTACTATTTCAACCGTATACATTTTTTAATATTTCGTAAGTTTCTTCCCATCCAGATACTTTATGGGTTCTACCTACACCTTTTTTCTTAATTGCTTGTGCTAGTGTATAATCATTACCGCCATCAAAGATAGCATCGCCGAAAAATATAATTGTATCAGATTTTGTAAAATCTTTAAGTATTTGACTTTTATCAGAACCAGTAGGAGCAATATCAATTCCAGTTTCCCCTCCTACAGTTGCAGTCACGCCCTTGAATTCATCATCATTATAATTGATATACAATGCCATGTTTTCACGTTCATTATATTCTTTATCCCACTTTACATATTCAGCACGTTGTTCAGTACTGGCACCCCGCCCCACAACTGAGAAGTTAACCATACCCGGACGTTCTTCAATATGAGTACCTGTTAGGTGCGGAAACTTTGTATTGTCTAACCAGTATCTTAATGTTTGATGTGCAGGGACTGAAATATTCCATGAATTATTACGCACATTAACGCCCTTTTCCCACACTGAGTTACCATTACAGTTGTATGAACGTTTCACAGAATTAAATAGACCATTTCCTATTTGCTCAATAGTCTTTGGCGCGTCACTTCCTGTTGCAAGATATACATTATTTGATTTACAGAACTTTAACATGAAACGCAAGAAAGAGGCATTAATTGCCCCTCTACTTGGTGTTAGTGTTCCATCCACATCAAAAATATATTTAAGCATGTGGGTATGCTTTGTTAAGAATTGCAGCCATTTCATCTGGTGCTTTCGCTAGATTTTGTAAGTCCCATTCACCACACCAACGTAAGAAGTTAATCCCTACGCCCGCTTTTGTCTTGGGTACACTACGTTCAGCAATAGTTTCAATGAACTTTACTTTGAGATCATGCGGTTGTGCAGTAAGATCGATCAATTTTTTATTACGTTCATACATATCACGCACTGTGTGTTCTTCGCCATTATGGTCAGTCCACCGTTGTAACATAAAGTTATTCCAATTAAAACCTCCAGTATCACGGTCTTCATATGCTTCAATCATACCAACTTTATTCTTAGTCCCTTTCTTTCTGCAACCAGGATATGCACTAAAGATATTATCACTTGTGTCACCGCGGATACATTTCTCAAATAGTAACCATTCAGGATCAGGTGCGGGCATCACTTCTTTAGTCTTCTTATCTTTGATAGGAGTACGTTTTTTATCATCCTTAAAAAACCCATTGGGAGTAATGATACGATTTTGTACTCCATCATAGATAGTTACATTATCACAAATCAACTGTTGATAATCACTATCACTACTAATAATAACGTGATGGTCATTGGGATGTGATTCGATGAATAAAGCAATCATATCATCTGCTTCTGCTTCTGGGTTCTGTAATAAAGTACAATTAGTACGTTCATCTAGGAACTTAATCATACTATCGTATGCACCAAACATAATAGCGTCTTCTTCTTGCTCACGCTCACTCTTTGCTTGTTGTGCAACTTTGCGCTGTGCCTTATACGGTGTATAAAAGTCTTTACGCCAACTACGCCCTTCTAAACAAAATACTGCATGGTCTGCGTTAAACATATTATAACACATCTTTACACTTGACATCATAATGTGAAATGACATACCAATTTTTGTATCGATGTCAGCGCCACGATGGGTTACATGTTTTGCACGATGATACATATTAAGACTGTCAACTAGAATGAAAGTAGCCATTATTACCTCTGTTTTTAAATTATGATTCTATCATAGATGATTTAAATACTAATGTCAAGAGTATTCTGCATTACCATCATCAGTTTTTAATTTTTGAATGATTAAGCCTTCTTTGCTAGAAGAATCGACACTTTTTGTGATACCTTCACTATCTTCAAGTCCTTCCATTACAATATTTTGACATAAATCATTAAACCAATTATCTACAATTTCATCTGGTTCTACACCCTCATAACCGCTGTTAGCAAGATATTCAACAAAGTGTTCATTGAAATCTAGTTCAAAGTATCCCGCGCTTGGTGATGTTGGATCCATTTCTAAACTTACCACACGTATATATGGCTCTTCATTTAATGTTGCAGTAGACTTATCAAATTCATCCGATGAAATTTCTTTATGCTTTAGTTTATAATCTAATAGTTTTCTTGCTTTTGTATCACTATCTGAAACTTTTTCAATGATATATTTTTCTTTACTTTTTGAATCCATAAGCATTGTTATGAACCAGTCTTTAACTTTACTCATAATATTAATACTCCACTTTTTGTTGTAGATATTGTATTTCAACTAGTTTTGCATTTTGGTCATCATTAAATCCATCGTTCAATTTATATGACACTCCTTGTTTATACAATTTGACATTTAGTTTATTCATATTGCTTACCAAAGTGTTTAGTTCTTTAACCATTACTTCTACTTTTGGGTCTTTCATAATTTTTTCCTAATATTCTCAAGTTGTTCCTCTGATGTAATACCACGATTATATTTTGTAACCTCGTCAAGTCCCCCAGGCATTTCCGAATAAAGATATGTGGAGTCTTGGTGTAAACCTCCATCCTTGCGCCATACAGAGTTCCGCCACTTCCTGTACGTTAAGGGAATATTCTTCACTGCGTCCCCCCATCGGCATAAGATATACTGGACATTCCAACCCGGCATCCCTGTATTGCTGAACAGCCCTAGTAACTTCATCAACGTCGTTTCTATCAGAAACAACAAACTTAAGGTAAACGTCACTAGCATCCAAAATATTATACTCATAAGCAATATTAGGCTTAATAGCATCATCCCAAGACTCGCCCGAAACGGATAGTTTTGGTGAGCAACTAAAAGTGACTTTAAGGTTGTCATTGTTGTTGAAATAATCGAAGAGTTCATCATAAAGATGCTGCGTAGTGTTGGTTTCGAATGTGACATTTTTTAGATCCTGCATACGTGGGTGTTGAAATAATTCAACATATAATTTTTGCCAAGCAAGTAACGGTTCGCCACCTGTTAGAATTAGATGAATATCTTGACCATTATCTTGTGTCCATTTTCCTTCTGGCGTTAGAGACAATAGATGTTCTACTACTTCATCAATCGTTCTATCAAACACAAGGTGTTTGAATTCTGGATAGATGCTTGCATACGTATCACATCCAGTATGTATGATAGGCAAGTCTTCAAACTTTTCTACCTTTTCATGTACACCATCTTTGATAAGTTGTTCAACTTCTGGATTATACCGAGTTTTTTCTCTGTCTTTATTTAGTCCAAAGTTTTGGCAGCGAAAGTTACAACCAAAAGTACGTAGAAATACACTAGGCACTCCTACATACTTGCCTTCTCCTTGTACGCTATAAAACGCTTCTGAATATCTTAGTTTCATTAGCAGCTAAACTCCTGTTGTAGTTTAATGTTATCCATAAATTCTTGTTTAACGTGTGGATTATTAAAGAATGATCCTTTAAGTACTGTAGTTTGTGTAAGAGAACTATGTGCCATGATGCCACGATTTTCACAGCAGCCGTGTGTTGCTTGGATGTACACACCTACGTCTGTAGAGCCTGTCGCATTACGAATTTCACGATTTATGTCCATTGCAAGTTCCTCTTGTAATGTGCCTCTTCGTGCGCACCATTGTGCAATGCGTGTGTATTTACTGAGTCCAATTAACGTATCCGCCGCAATAATACCAATATATGCAATGCCTTTAACAGGTTGATGGTGATGTGAACATACACTTGTTAGTTCACTACGAATTACAAGCATACCTTCATAACGCTCATTTGTAATGTTATCAGGTTCATTTGGGAATGCTGTCGCAGGCGGTGGGGGATTATAACGCCCTGACATGAGTTCGTTTACATACATCTTTGCCAAACGTCTACCAGTATCCATTGAGTTAGGATCTGTTTTTCTATCTATAAGTAGTGTATCTAATACGCTCTCAAACTTATCAGTGAGTTCATCTATTAGATCAGATTTATCATTTTCTTCTAGTACTGATGCGATGTTATCCCCAGCCCAGTAACGAATGCCCGCCTCTTCTAATCGTGCTTTAATAATTTCGGAAGTCTTTGCCATATACTATGTTCCTTTCTATGTAATCAAACTATTTGTATATTTTATATTACTACATATACGTCATAGTGTCAAGTATTATTATTTAGGTAATCTACTATATCATTACCTGAATAAAAACTTTTAACTCTATTAATTTCTTCTTGCAGCATAGGTTGAATATCAGCATTCTTATTCATTTGAGTATGGATATATGCTTTAATATTTTCTATGTTCTTTTTTGTTGAATCTAACGAAGTAGTCCATTCACTGGGATACTTGAATTGTTCACTCCACATTTCGCTGTATGATAATCTATCAGGTACCATTGGTACACTTCCAACTACAATTCCTTCATACATTGATATACCCAATGTTTCTTGTAAGTTAGCACTGAATATCATCTTTGATTTACTTAATAAATCGTGGTAGTCTGGTTTGGACAATTCAAGTTCTTGACATTTGATGAACTTATATTCGGGCATTTGTTCAGCAATATAATCAAAAACTTCTGGCTGTTTCTCAGGTGCGATACGATGTGGAAATAGTATTATGTCCTCTTTCGCTTTATTATTTTTATATGCACCAAGATCAGTTTCGATATACTCCATCGGCCAACCCACTTGTCTAATTGAGTGAAGGAGTTGCCTGTCGATGTCACGATCATTATCCCAAAACGTATTTGTAAAGAGATCAATATGAAAGCGAGTAGCAAAGAAGTTATCATTGTAACAATCATACATTGACATCTCTGCTTTTCGAACCCATGAGGCATCACCAATTAAGCGACCTAGAAAATCTTGGGGATCATAACTACCAGCATGCCATAATCCACCTATACGGATTTTTATCCCAAGCAATTCTGCCATATATTTCAACTGGATGACAGTGGGATTCCACGCATCAGTATAGAGAAAGTAATCACCATCATTGATTTTACCATCACAGAACATTTTCGCTATTTGTTCTAACTGTGCGCTCTTATAGATATTTGTACCTCCAAAGTTAAGAAATGCGCCCGGTGTAGTGGCTGCTGGGATATCAGTTGGACCTTCAATCACAGTAACATCAATGCCGTTGCTTCGTAACAATGTGGGGAGATGCGTTTTCCACTGCTTAGTATAGCGAGATTCAACACTCTCCAAGTCTATAAGATATAACATTCGTTTTGCCCTTTTAATGAATGTGTAGATATTCTAGTACTAGTTATTAGTATCCAAACCAGATACCACTATCCATTACCATATCTGGTAATGAAATTCTTTTAGATATTATATTCAATCAACGCTCCGTTTTCCCCATCTTCAGAGATTTCAATTTTGATATTTCTACCTGGGTATTTTTCGGAGATATTGTCAAATAAATCATCCGACATCATTTCACAGGATTTGTAATCTAGTGAAAGTACTTCTAGGCTATATAGTCTTTCTAGCCAACGTTTGAATTGGATAAATTCAATATCTCTATCGTTATGAGTTACTTTTATTGCTACTCGGAAATGAAATATATGACGATGCGGCACACCTAAGAATGATACATCATCCCAATCACCAGTCGCAAGTTCAGGATCGTCTGCTGCTGCTGGATAGCAATGAATGCCTTCTTTTTGAAAAGTAACCCAAATCCAACGATCTGCGTTTGCTTTCTGATTTTCTCGCTGTTCTGTCATATTTGCATTCCTTGTTTCTGTTAACATATGATTATAGTAACTGCCCATTCGTTTCTAGCTCTTTTTCCATTTCTAAAATTGATTGTTTCAATCTTAATTTTTGCATTTTAAGTTCACCAACATCTAGTCTAAGATTATAATCTTTTTGTATCCTAATGTCAAGCGCCCTATGTTCAGTTTTTAGTTGTTCTAGTCTTGCCAATTTTTTATCAGTTTTCATTTTTCATCCTTTTTATTATCCAAATAAAGCATCAACACTTTCTGGATGTTCGTATTCTTTTTTCTTTCCTTTTACGGCTTCTACGTATTCTTCTGTTTTGACCCCTGCTTCTTCAAAATCCATAAAGTCTGGAGTAGTTGCAATATTTTGAACACGTGACCCTTCACACTTACGAAGGAATGCTTTATAATTAGTAAGCATATTCATTGGATCTTTTGTATTAGGATCAAACAAAACTTCAACAAACTTTGCAAAATATAAAACTCTATCTGGAACTACGTCTGATAGTGTATTTGTTTTCCCCAAATTCATTGTGTTAATGTCAATCTTGTCTCTTAGCATCTCATACTCATGATCGAACCTACGGATTGCATCTTGCATCCCACGTATATGATATTCAGCATTATGTGCTTGAATAAGAATATATGAAAGGCTATCCCAACTTGATTTTGCTTCTTTTTTATTACGATTCAGCATTCCAGGTTGCATGTAATTGATATCTCTCATATTCAATCTAGAACCAATTTCTCCTTCATATAACCACGGTTGATTATCATCAGTGATATCCTGTCGCCAGTTTAACTTTTTAGTTTTATAACTCCACGCATTAGAATTCAAGTCAGGGTAGTCATATGCTAATCCTTTTGCTGCTGTTATATAAGGAGATGCAGCATCAAATGATATGGTTAGATTTGGATTAACGTGTTTTCTTAGTTGTCGTTGTATTGCTGTTAACATTGAACCCCACGGAAGAACACTTATACCAAGAGTATGGATCCAAACATCTGATTGGTCTGCTTGTCCAAGAAGCCCATCATCGCGCAAACGAATTAGTCTACGCAATAGTAGTTCTGCATCGCCTGCATGGTCTCCAGCCATAGCATAGCCCTCAAATGCTCTATCTCCGTATACTGATTTGTCATTGAAATGTTTAACTTGTTGATACCACTTTTCACTAGTGTCCCAACTACTTCCGTGCAACGTATTCAGAAATTTTGTCTTTCCGGGAATTCTGTTATTAATAAAGTATTCATGGTTGAAGATAGTTTTCTCTACACATTCGTCCCAGTTTTTAATACCATTTTTTTCACGATATTGCGGGAGACAACTCCATCCTGGAACATCAAGTGTCATTGAATAATCACAATATTCTTCTAGCCAACGCATAATACCGTGTCTTGTATCAGCCCAATCACCCTCTTTGTCGTAGAAGGTAGTCCAATCAAGTTTCCAAGCACCTGTGCCAATTTGATACCCACCAGAATCCCCTACCAGAACTGTTGTCTCACGGTCTCGATTAACAACCATACCATCTTTGATTTTAGATTTCTCCAAATCTAATTCAGCATGTCCAGCAGAATAAAGACCATGCGAGTAATACACATAGCCTTTATCTTTATCAAAAATATTTAATCCTTCTAGTCCATTCTCGAATCCTTGTGGAATACGTTCAGGAGGAAACATGTCGGTCGTTTCACAATAATGTTGTGAAATTTTACGAACATAAAAGTTAGAGATAGCAGGTAAGAAAACGGCATACCCACTACTAATATTGTTTTTTCCTAAATCTTTGACCATTTTTATTAATTGCCTGATTTTGCTGGTAAGATATATTCGTATAGTCCCATACCGGAATCTACGTGAATTGCCATCGCGCCTTGATCTGAAATTTTAATACTCATAGACGAAGTATCGCCTAATTTTAAAATTGTTAGAACTGTTGAGAGTGGAAAACTCCAGCCTGTGCTGAGTGTTCCATCTACATTTGAGGCAAATTTCAAACTTAATTTATCTGTTGATGCATCACCGATATGAAACATCAAGTCATTGCCTTCAGTTTTAACAGTAAACAGTGGGTCATATGAACCTAGAATACCTGCAAATGTTTGCAAATCTTTAACTGCTTTGGATGATGGCATTACCTCAACATCCCATTTCGCACCTTTAAAATTTGCTGTTTTGATTTGGGCATCAACCATTTCACTTACAATAACACGGTAAGTTGAATCAAATACCCCTTTCATTGAAAAGGCAAGTTCCGATGGTACAACTTCTCCATTGCGTTCTGCAGTTCCTACTGTAATATCAGCACCAATACGATCACCATTTTCATTTTGGTTCTCATACGATAGATAACCATTAAGAACGCCCAAACGCCCCATACCAAACTTACCATTAAATTCGTCTACACGTTTATGCATTTTGGCACGGAGAACAACTGTTCGGTCGTCGTCCATAGCATCTAGCACTGTGCTTGTATCATCTGTTGTTACTTTCACTGCCTGGATGATACCAAGTGAGTGTGTGTGTTTTACAATATCTTTTAAAATGTCACGCATTGCGTTCTCCTATGTTATACATTATATACTATCATAATTAAGTAAAGTTGTCAATATAAATCGACAACTTTGTGTTTTTCTAATCTTAGAAAGTCCAAGACAACCCTGCAGTTACGGAATCACTAGTATCATAGTTTGATATATTCCGATTAAATCCTAGCATCAAATTAATTTTATCATCAACCGATTTATTGATATCCAAATCAATACTAGTGGTATTATATGTATCAAAGTCTTTGCGAATACTTGCATTTATAATACCATAATCAATGTTAAAACCAACTGTTGCATAATTGTATGTGTCACTTTCAGTTGTATAATCTAGAACTGCTAGTACATTGCCAGTTTCAGTGTAGCCTTGTGTTTTTCGGTTTCCGATTGTATAACCAACGAACGGACGAACATTGCCAGTTTCTTCTTCTAACATAATACTTGCATAATTATCAGTTGATGTGGTCTCACCGCCCGCTGCATAGTTTCCAATTGTTCTGGAATATGAAATATCGGATGTTGTATGATTAAATGATGTGGTTAATTTTGTATCATTGTTATCGAATGATTTACCAATATCAATTCTATATGCGTGGGTTTTCATATTACCATTACTATCACTTCCTGTCATAGTTGTATTAACTTCATTATACTCTACACCAAACAATATATTATCATTACTTCCAATGTCTTCGATGCCAACGCTATACACATTTGTTTCTGCATTATAGCCATTATTCATCTTATGATTTGTTTTTGTAACAGTGATGCCATTATTAATATCCATATTTCTATGAATGTCAATGCCTAACAATTGTTCTACCTGGTCAACTCTACCAACAACTGATTCAATATTACTAGATGTTTTTACAATATCATTTCGCACGACGGTTGTTGTAGTCGTATCTCCATCTGTTACTACCTCTGAACCATCATCATATGTTTCTGTGGTACGAACAAATGAATTTGTTACAACGTCCATTGGTGTTGTTACTAGAGTGTAGTTTTCTTTAGAGATAGTTTGTAAGTTATTATCAACTGTGGAATCGTGTTTTATGATGTTAGACGTTAGCACTGGCAATGTGGTACTTTGTGTTTCAGTTGTTGATGTAATAGTTTCATTAGATGTATCCATTACCAATGGCGCAATCAAAACAGCACGTTGAAAACCAAATCCCATTACCATAGCTTCAGAAATTACAGCCGTTTCCTCAGCAACTTCCGCAACCTCTTCGGCTGCGATACGTGCTGCCTCTGCCTCTTCGGCTGCGATACGTGCTGCCTCTGCCTCTTCGGCTGCGATACGTGCTGCCTCTGCCGCTGCTGCTACACGCGCTGCTTCCTCTTCGGCTGCGATACGTGCTGCCTCTGCCGCTGCTGCTACACGCGCTGCTTCCTCTTCGGCTGCGATACGTGCTGCCTCTGCCGCTGCTGCTACACGCGCTGCTTCCTCTTCGGCCGCTACACGCGCTGCCTCTGCCGCTGCTGCTACACGCGCTGCTTCCTCTTCGGCCGCTACACGCGCCGCTTCTTCCGATGCTGCTAAACGTGCTGCTTCTTCCGCCGCCGCTACACGCGCCGCTTCTTCTACGGCTGCAATACGTGCTGCTTCTTCCGCCGCCGCTACACGCGCCGCTTCTTCTGCGGCTGCAATACGTGCTGCTTCTTCCGCCGCCGCTACACGCGCCGCTTCTTCTGCGGCTGCAATACGTGCTGCTTCTGCTTCTGCCTCTTCGGCTGCTACACGCGCTGCTTCTGCCTCTTCGGCTGCTACACGCGCTGCTTCTGCCTCTTCGGCTGCAATACGTGCTGCTTCTGCCTCTGCCGCCTCACGTTCTGGTGCTGCGATTGCTGCCTCTGTTGCGGAACCAATATCTTCTACTGTCCAATCATTATCAGCGCCCCCACCGGAACCTTCTGAATCTTCAATAGCATCAAAGATAGATTCACCTAAAATATATGCGTAATTGCTGGTAAGAGTATCGCCCTCCTTTACATCAGTCCATAACCAACTGAGACCAATCGTATTATCTCCATTTCCATAGTTCAAGGAATTTCCATCATCGTCAGTATAAATTGTACCGTCATATGCATCTGCTTGGGTAGACCAATTTTGAATACCTGCTGTTGTGTTAGTATCAGTTGTAGATATACCGATAGCGTAACCTGAAACAGTTGCTTCCCCGATTGCAATATTAGTATCTGGTATACCTGAATAGCCAATAACATTATCAGTTAAATTACTATCTCCAGGATCTCCTTGTGAGTCAGGATCAGTATGCTTACTATAATAGACTGTATCTGCATCAGCACCTGCGGTGATAGTTGTAGTTACATCAACGAATGTATTTCCGGAATCTAATTTAAACGTATTTTTTAGTAACCAAGTAGATGAGTCGTTTACTAGACTTCCATTCCATGTAAGCGTATTAAGTTCATTTACTAAATCACTACTTGCCGTGATACCGATTCTAGAAGATGAATTATTATTTCTATAATTTGTACCATCAATTTTGATAGATTGCCCATCAAATGCAACACCTGGAGTTAAAAAATCATATGATGTATCAAATGAACCACCGCCATCTGGATCGAACAATATACCTGGTGAATTACTCTTGCCACTACCAAATGAGCCTGTTTGCCGATTGATACCAACCTTCACAGATTCATTCTGTAATATTCCATCATTATCCAGTTGCATAAAGCTTGTATCTGCAATTGCAGTTGTGCCTAACAAAAGTGATAATGTTGCACTGGGTAATGTTACTTTAAGTTGATTACTTATAGACATTGACATTTATATTTTTCCTATACTAGTTACTAATATAACTTATGATTCGTTTATAGCAGGTTGATTATATAATGTCAAGTGTTTTATTCAAATAAAATATTGAATTGAGATGATTGTTGTTCTTTTGTTTTTCTTGGATTTGCTGTAGATGGATTATCAACCCAATAGATTGTATTCGGTGGTAAAAATCCATGCATAAACCAAGCGTTTCCAAATGGTGGGGAACCGCCTCCCGTAAAGTCAACACGATTATTATATACTAGTGCTGACATGCCATACTCCATAAACATTTTACCTCTTCCCGCTCCTTGAAAACTTGCAACAGGCAAGAATAATGCAAATGGTTTACCCAAATCATAACAATGTCTAATAAACTTATCTTTTATGGAGTAGGGAGGATTTGTGATTACTCCGTCATAAACATCGCTTGTAGCACAATCAAAGAAATCTCTGCCATTACTTGGCTTAATGTTATAACCAAACTTGGTAAATCCTTCTACGATAAGACCTGACTTTCCGCTTGTTGCCTCATAGTAAGTCGCATCTTTGTCTAAGTATCTCAATAATGGTTCCACGCTATCAGGCGGAGTATAACATTCATCTGATGCAGCGTTTCTGCCTAAATTTCTTACTAATTCTAAGTGTGTCTTTTTAGCCATTACAATTCTCCATTAGAATGAAAACAATTCTTCAAAAGTTTCTGATGCGTTTGCATTACGTAAGTCCCACTTTAGAACACCAATCAAGTTATCAATCTTCTTATCGATAATAGTTGTCTCCATTAAATCATGATCGAATGGAAGTTCTTGAAACCATTGTGGGATACGAGGTTCATCAATAGGATATGCAATACTTGTCATTTTCATAGGATTGTCTCTGAGTTTACATACAATAGTTTTCATACCATCTGTAATCTCAACAGAATATCTATCACTATGCATTTCACGTAATGTATTCCAATTCAATGCAGCACTTACGTGTCCGGGAAGCCTAGGCTTTTGTAGTTTGTCTTCTGAACTTCGTAATTTAAAATCTGCATTTTGTGCACGTTTGTATCTAGCAACATCATCCTTAAACTTGGTTAAGTTATTGACACGCTTGGGAGTACCTTTTTCCCAACCAGGTTTATCACGAAACTCTTTTTTAAATTCTTTAACCATGTTAACAATATCATTTTGGTCACCACCAGTAAGAACTTTAATAAGACATTCACTGAGAAATCTTTGCATATAATCAGGAGTATCACTTCGCTTCAAGTCAAGCCCCATCGCTTTAACTTTACCAGGCTTACCATCGATATCACGCCGAACGCCATCATCGTCATAGATAAGCATAGCATATCTTTTCTTCTTAATAAAGATAGCCATAGTTGCCAAGTTTTCACGGCCAGCAGCAATGATTTCACCTTGGTTGCGAGGACAATTAAAGAACTCTTTCATGAAATCTGGAAAACTAGCATTAACTTGATTAGCGATTTCATCATACATCATAAGAGCAATTTCTTTATCCCATTCGATATCTCCATTATCAATCTCTTTTTGATATGATGGATACATTGAATAGTAGATAGAGTCGGTATCGCCATAAATTACAGACTTGCCTTTGTAATCATATGTGCCGTCAATAACTTCATTAGTTTTTGCGCCCATATGTCGTGTGATACAACGACCAGATAGTGTAGTTGATTGTCCGATACGTTTGTCATAAAATCGACAACCTTGATTTAGAATCGCACCATACAAACTATTCAAGTTAATTTTTTTAACTAATTGTCGTTTGTCCCAGAACGCAATCTCTTCGTCTGTGCCACCATTTTCTCTAACTTCACGCATATTTTTTTGAAGAACTTTACGTTCAGCATACCAACGTTCTAATAGACTGGGAATAATACCTTGGACATCTTGTTTGAATACGGTACCATTCGCGCTTATAGCCCATGGAAGACCTGAGTTATACACTAAATCGAATGCTTCCGCACCTGATACTTCGTGTACTTCACCATTTTCCATATCTAAGTTCATAATATTTGCTTTATCTTTTTCATTAAGAAAGCGAAACTCTTCGGTTGAAAATGTATCCTCCCAAGCCTGTGCTGCACCAAAGCCTTTGTTCTTACTGCCGCGCCCAGCCCTGATACGATTTTGTATCATTTCTTCTGTGTAATCTTGTCTGAGTTGTGCGGTAATAGTTTCGGGCGACATATTCAATGCACGAATAATACTGGGATATAGTGAATTAATATCAATACCTGCAACCCATTTTTGTATACCAGTTTGTGGATTCGCAACAAATGCACCTGCTGCTTTTTGTGCTTCTGCTGCGGCTTCTTCTTCTAGTGTTGGTTCGTAATCTTCATCTTCGACATCCCAACTACGTTTCTTTCTGTCAGGGACAACCATGCCTCGTCTGTGCGCTTCATTAATAATTGCTTGTTCAGTAACAGCAACGGCACCCATTGTAGTCTGAATATTAACAGTATTATCGTGTGCAATTTCATTTGCTAGATCGATAAATCGAAGTTTTTTATCTAGATTATCAAGTAACGCAACATCTTGTCTATTGTATTCTATAAACTTATAAAAATCTTGATTATATAGTTGGTCTAGTGTACCTTCATATGCAATTTTACGTTCATTAAGTTCATACTCGCCAATAGCATCAAGTGAGTATGAATGCATTTCATGATATGTATACTTACGATACAATTCTAGATAATCTAGATGAATGCGTCCACTCAATACATAACTAACTTGTTCCTTACCATATTTAATAACAGTCTTTGCTTTTGGAAGAAGATCCCATAAACATAATTTACGAGTATGTGATTTACTTAAAACTTTAACAATACGATTTACTGTATATGGAATATCAAAGCCTTCGCTATTCCATCCGCTAAGAACGTCTGCATCTTCTATCAATGTTAAGAAGTCGTTTAACATATCTGCTTCGCTTAGATACAGAAATGTATCTGGGAATTTATCACATAGACGCTGTGCTTCTATTAGACCTTCACCATCTCTCATATGCTCTGGTGGCATAACAAACGTCACAAGTTGGTCTGTCCATTGCAGATGTACGGTAATTGCAGTGATTGGCATGAACGGATCTTCAGGCGGCGCAAATCCTTTAGTGGCATCAAAATCAACCTCAATATCGAAAAACGCTACATTCAATTTTGGTGAATCTAAGTTTAAATAATTTTCAGCAAGACATCTAACTTCTGGCTTAATATCACTTTCATATATTTTTTTATCACTGCAAAGTCGCAATTCCTTATGCATATCTTTGAGTCTCTTAACCTTCACCTGGCGAACTTTCTCTCCATGAATACTAGTATGTGACCCTCTATCGTCACGCACATAGAATGTACGCCACGCAGGAAAATCTTGGTAGATACGCTTGCCGTCTTTGCGTTCAACAACATTTACAATATCTTTGTCTTTGTTGTAGTATGCATCTACATAACTCATTTATAGTGTGCGTCCCACAGTTTCAAGTACGGTTTCTACATCTTCAAAGTCTTGCTTTGCGCCCTGTAGATTTGCTTTATGTGCGAGTGAAATAGCCTTATTAAGTACTGCAGGTTTGATATCCAGTTCTTCCGCAATCGCCTTAACTGTATCACGTAACCCACCTTTAAGGTCATCTACTTCCTGCAGAACAGAACATCCTTCGTCTACTAATTGCTTTAGTTTTGCTTTTTCTTCGCTTGTTACTGAATCTAGTGACATATAATAATCTCCTAATTAGATATAAAAAATGGAGCTCTATAAAGAACTCCATTTAATATAGCATAGTATTGTTAGACTGTCAATAGACTATTTTATTTTTTATTTACTTTATCAATTGCAGATTTCATTATATTATCTGCTTTTTCTTCTATTGATTCGAGGTGTCTTCCAGTTGCACTTCTGTGAGTTGGGTCTTTAAATGCATTTTTTACACCCTTAACAAGTTCTGACCCTACGGCATATGCTGGTGCTATTTTTCCTATAGCACGTGCAGTAGGAATTGCTTTTTTTGCTACGTTAGCAACGCCTCCTGCTTTTGATACTGCATTAGCAACGCCTCCTGCTTTTGATACTGCACCTACAGCACCTCCAACAGCTCTACCTAGCATTCCAAGGAATGGAACGAATTCATTTAGTTTGCCTTCCTTCAGCATTTTCATTGAAAGATTTGCGACTTTCATCATGCCGTCTTTTGTTTTCATTAGATTATCTAGTTTTTCTTTATTTGCATCATTTACGTTATCATATACTGATTTAACCGCAGATGCTGTAAACATATCGACCATCATTGTGCCATCATCAAATTTAACTTTCATTGCACTTTTTTCATCTGCAATTTTGCGAATTGTATCTATTGCTTTCCCATCAATTTCTTCGTTTACTGACTCAGCCATAACAATATCATAACCAATGCGCTCTAGTTCAGCGGCTAGTTTTGCATATTCTTCTTTTGACGCTGGTTCTAAGTCAGTAATCAATGACTTGGATGCGTCACTATGCTGACCAATTGTCATGTATGAACCAATCAGACCACGACCCTGATCTTGTTCTGGGAACAACGCAATCACATCGCCCTCTGGGAATTTTCTAAAGATTACTTTAACTTGTTCACTGTCATCTTCATTTACTGATTCTTCCCATGGTG